AGAGGAGTTAAGGGAGCTTATATCTGTTTCAAAGCAGCTATATCCCAAGGCAATACCTGGGATTAAGTTTATGGAACGAGATAAGACTTGGATTGCACCATCAGGTGCGACATTATGGATGTCATATCTAGATAGAGATGATGATGTAATGAGATACCAAGGTCAGGCCTTTAATTGGATTGGCTTTGACGAGATGACACAGTGGCCTACCCCATATCCTTGGAACTATATGCGTTCAAGGTTACGTACAACTAAACAATCGGGTTTACCTCTCCACATGAGAGCAACATCCAACCCAGGTGGCCCAGGTCATCAATGGGTGAAGAAGACTTTTATTGATCCTGAAGTACCTAATAAGGCTTTCTGGGCTACAGATCCTGAAACAGGTAATGTAATTGAATGGCCTAAAGGTCACAGTAAAGAAGGTGAACCCTTATTCAAACGTAGGTTTATACCTGCAACTTTGTTTGATAATCCCTACTTAGCTGATGATGGTATGTATGAAGCCAATCTATTGTCGTTACCTGAGCATCAGCGTAGACAACTTCTTGAAGGTGATTGGGACATTAATGAAGGTGCTGCGTTCCCAGAGTTCAATAGGCATATACATGTAGTTGAACCTTTTGAGATTCCAGATAATTGGCCTAAGTTCCGTGCATGTGACTATGGTTATGGTTCGTATACTGGAGTTGTTTGGATAGCAGTAGCACCTGATGAACAACTAATTGTTTATCGAGAAATGTATGTATCTAAAGTTATTGCTACTGATTTAGCAGATATGATATTAGATGTTGAACAGTTTGAAAAAATACGTTATGGTGTACTTGATAGTTCTTTATGGCATAAACGTGGAGATACTGGCCCATCTCTAGCAGAACAAATGATAATGCGTGGATGTAGATGGAGACCAGCTGATAGATCAAAAGGATCTCGTGTCTCAGGTAAAAACGAATTACACAGAAGACTACAGGTTGATGAGTTTACAGAAGAACCAAGACTAGTATTCTTTAATACATGTTCTAACACTATATCCCAGTTACCTTCTATACCTTTAGATAAAAAGAATCCAGAAGATGTAGATACTCACGCTGAAGATCACCTATACGATGCATTAAGATACGGAATAATGACAAGACCTAGAAGTAGTTTATTTGATTACGATCCTACATCTAACTCAGGTTTTCAAGCAAGCGACCCAACTTTCGGTTATTAAGGAAAAGCAATGGAAGAAGATGAATTCTTTGAAAATGAAATGGCAATGGACTCAGTAGAGGCTAATGCTATAGAAGACATGGATGAAGATAATTATGCTGATCCACTTTCAGGAACTGTAGTTGGTTTAGTACAAGATCATTATACTAAAGCTTCCACTGCTCGTGAGACTGAAGAAAAACGTTGGGTACAAGCCTACCGTAACTATCGTGGTTTATATGGGCCAGATGTACAGTTTACTTCTACAGAGAAGTCTCGTGTATTCGTAAAGGTTACTAAGACTAAAGTATTAGCTGCATATGGTCAGATAGTGGATGTACTGTTTGGTAATAGTAAGTTTCCAATTACAGTTGATCCCACTACATTACCTGAAGGTGTAGCAGACTCAGTATTCTTTGAATCAAATGATGACATGCGTAAAGCTAAGGAAGAGTTTGGCGCAGAGGATATGCAGTTAAAACCAGGTGAGACTGTAATAGATTTACAAGAACGTTTAGCAAGTTCTAAAAATAAGTTAGCTCCAGTAGCTGATATACTTGAAGAAGGTAATGGTAGAACTGCAACAGAGATTACTATACATCCTGCTATGATTTCTGCAAAGAAAATGGAAAAGAAAATCCATGATCAATTAGAAGAGTCTAATGCAAACAAACAACTAAGAGTTGCTGCTTTTGAATGTGCCTTATTTGGTACAGGAGTAATGAAAGGGCCGTTTGCTGTAGATAAAGAATATCCTAAGTATGAAGAAGGTGAATACAAACCTAACATAAAAACAGTACCTCAAACCTCATCTGTATCTATCTGGAACTTTTATCCAGACCCTGATGCAGCTAACATGGATGAAGCAGAATACGTAATAGAACGTCATAAGATGTCACGTACTCAAATACGTGCGCTTAAACGTAGACCCTTCTTCCGTAAGAATGCTATAGATACAGCAGTAAACATGGGTGAATCCTACACTAAAGAGTGGTGGGAACAAGCCATGGAAGATGACTCTAACGAGTCTAAAGCAGAACGTTATGAGGTATTAGAGTTCTGGGGTAATGTAGATGTAGAAGTCCTAGAAGGACATGATGTAGATATTCCAAAAGAACTTGAAGACTTAGATCAAGTATCAGTTAATATTTGGGTTTGTAATGGTCAAGTATTACGTTTAGTAATGAATCCATTTACACCAACATTAATACCATACTATGCTGTACCTTATGAAGTAAGTCCATACAGCCTATTTGGTGTAGGTATTGCAGAGAATATGGATGATACACAAACTCTTATGAATGGTTTCATGAGAATGGCTGTTGACAATGCTGCTTTATCTGGTAATATGATTATTGAGGTTGATGAAACTAACTTGACCCCAGGTCAAGATTTATCTGTATACCCTGGAAAAGTCTTTAGACGACAGGGCGGAGCACCTGGACAGGCAATCTTCGGAACTAAGTTTCCAAATGTTTCTAATGAAAACATGCAGATGTTTGATAAAGCTCGTGTACTATCAGATGAATCAACAGGCTTTCCTTCTTTCGCACATGGTCAAACAGGTGTGTCAGGTGTAGGTCGTACAGCTTCTGGTATCTCAATGCTTATGTCAGCCGCTAACGGAAGTATTCGTAATGTGGTTAAGAATGTAGATGACTATCTACTTGGCCCTTTAGCCAAAGCATTCTTTAACTTTAACATGCAGTTTGACTATGACGAAGATATCAAAGGTGATCTTGATGTAAAGGCTCGTGGTACAGAAAGCTTAATGGCTAATGAAGTACGTAGCCAAAGACTAATGCAATTCTTACAAGTTGTACAAAACCCAGTACTAGCACCATTTGCTAAGATGGATTACATCATTCGTGAGATAGCTAAGTCTATGGAACTTGATCCTGATAAGTTAGTTAATTCAATGTCTGATGCTACAGTACAAGCAGAGATGCTTAAGAAGTGGCAAGAAGCTAATCCTCCTGAGCCTCAACCAGAAGCTCCAGGACAGCCTCAAGGTGGCCCAGCAGGAGCACAGGCAGGAGATCCTACAGGAGCTGGTGGCGGTACTATAGGGACAGGCTCAGTGCCTACTCCAGGTGAACCTGGCTTCTCAGCTAATACTGGACAAGGTGCTGCATGAACAACCTAAAGCCTTTAGTAAACGATAAAGTATTATGGGATTCTTTTCTAGAAGAAGTAGATAGAAGAATTGCAGAAGTTCATAGAGTAATGGAACAGTCTAGTAGAGCTGAAGAATTGTATAGACTTCAAGGACAAGCATTTGCTTTACGTAAAATGAAACAACTAAGAGATCAGGTCAATGGGGGATAAAGTTTATGGTTATTTCAAAGGTGGGGCAGCTAGTCTCAAAGATCAAACAGAAAGTGCTTTCGGTATTGACGAGGATAAAACAGAAGTTCAAGAAGAACTAGTAGCTCCAATTACAGTTAGTGATTTTGATAGTAGGCCACTAAGTTTATTAGATGCAAGAGATGATGATAGATACTTAGGTGAGTTTGATGGTCAACATATGTTCCTAGACAGACTAGGTAAAACCTACACTATATCTGGCACAGCTAAACCTGAAGATAACAGAACAGGGGCTGAACGTTGGAAAGAAAACCTTGAACCTGTAGTTAGTGCAGCTAAGTTATGGTGGGAAGAAGGTGCTGATTTACCTAGTGTACAACAAATTTATGGTGTAGGTAAAGCAGTTGCTGAAGGTGTTTACGATACTGTATCTAAGATATCAGGAGCTGCAACAGGTAAAGTATCTGGTAATAATATTAACCTTGCTGATGTATTTGATGCTACTGCTGGTATGGGTGTAGGTTCATCCTTAGTTAAAGTACCTGAAGGTTCACTAAGAATTTTTGGTGGACTTAATGCAAAAAATGCACCTGCTGGAGATGAAATTACAGATGCCTTTAACTCTGAGTTTGAGGTATTTAAAAATAAAGTTAAGTCTGAAGAGATTGATTTAGAGTATGAAGATTTTTATGACGTACTTAATTCAGACCCTTCAAATAAAGATGCACTATCCTATATACAAATGCGTGACACTATTGGGAGTTATTCTCTTCCAGATGCACAACCTAAAGCACTTGCACTTATGGCAAAGTATCCAGACCTATTTAAAAAAACTTTAAAAGTTTTAGAAAAAAATAAAGATAATTATTCTGTAGGTAAAGATGGTTTAATTAGGTTTGAAATAGACGACTCTAAAGCTAAAATTAAAAATACTCGTTTTACTGAATTAGCTGATGACCATGATTATCTTACAAGTATGGACGAACTTGAGTATGCAAAAAAAGAATATTCACAAGACTTTGGGGATTATGTTGAGAAAGATTGGACTACTTTAGAGGATGTCTTAGATCATCCAGATTTGTTTGATCAGTACCCAGACTTAAAAGAAATTGCTGTTGTAACAAATAAAACATATTTTGAAGATCCTGATAATGAAGGTGTACTAGGTGTTTTTTATCCAGAAGGAGGTATCATTAATATAAATCCTGAATTAAGTGATGATCAACTTAAGAGTACTTTATTACATGAAGTTCAACACACAGTTCAAAAAGAAGAAAATTTTCAAGGTGGTGCAAACTCTGAATCTGCTCAAGTACGAATGATACTAAAAGCTAGGTCAGGTTCAAAAGAAGCAATAGATGCTTGGGATAGATATAATCAAAAATGGGAAATTTACGAAAAAGAATTAGAAGAGTATGATAATTTAAACCCAGTTAAAAAATTACTAACAGCAGGGCCTAGAATGCCTGTAATGCCTAGAGCCTATCTAGAAGGTGAAGGAACTATAGATTTAGTAGATGGGTATTTTGACCCTAATAAATTTCCACCAGAAATAAACTCAAGACTTCAGATAGTTTATTCTATGGCATCAGGTGAAGTAGAAGCACGTAATGTACAGAAAAGAATGGATATGACACCTTTTCAACGTAAACATTATAAACCTGAAGTTACAGAAGATATGCCTTTTTCTTTCCAATGGACAGATAAAGATGTAGAAAAAGCAATACAAGATGGGTATGATCGTGAACTTTCATACTCTAAATCAAATACAGTAAATAGTATACCTAAGCTAGAAGACTTTGGATTTAAAACAGATAACCCTGGTGGTGATTGGTTAGAAAGTAAATTAAGATTTGCTGAAAGATCTAAAGCAGATGCTGAACCAAATACATATAGAGCAAACTTAGGTAACTCAGATGGTGTAACTGGATATTTTCAAAGACCTCTTAACATTAACCCAGAAGTATTTAAAGATATAAAAGGTGCAATGGGTGAAGAAAGATTTAGACCTGATCCAACAAAGTTAAAAAATCTTAAAAAAGATATTGCTGAAGAAGGTTATGATAAACTTAGGGGTACGATATTAGTACATGTTCGTGAAGATGGTGAACCATTTATAGTCGAAGGTAATCATAGAATTATAGAAGCTATTGAAAGTGGTAGGTCTACTATACCTGTTGAAATTAAATATTTAAGAGGTGCAGAAGAAGTACAAGGAGATTTTTCTCCAGAAGAAATTATAAAGTATGCAGATAAAAAGGTAAACGATAATGAATAGACAGATGAGTATGTTTGAAGAAGGTGGCATTGCAGACGATGGAATGAATCGTGATCCTGTATCAGGTAATGAAATACCTTCAGGCTCTCTTGCCAGTGAAGTCCGTGACGATATCCCAGCTCAGTTATCTGAAGGTGAATATGTAGTACCTGCTGATGTCGTAAGATACTTTGGTGTCCGTGTATTTGAAGAAATGCGTAATGAAGCCAAGATGGGCTTACGTGAAATGGAACAAGATGGTAGGATAGGTGGTGAGCCAGTTGAACCTAATAAAGGTATGACTGAAGCTGATCTAGCTGGTCTTGAACAGATGATGAGGACTGGTGTAGCCAATGGTGGTCTTATGGATAAGATGGCTTATACTGCTATGAACGATCCACTAGTAAACCAAAAGCTAAATCAAGGTGGCATGACTGTAGGTTTTTCTGCTGGAGGTATGCCTAAAACTATATATAATGATCCTACTCGTGTAGATCAAGTCATTGGTCAGTTTATGCAGATGACTAAAAACAATCCTGGAATTATGGATGAGTTAGCTAAACGTGGTATTACCATTAATCGTACCCCAGCTACTAATCAACCTGGACAGATGCAAGCACAAAATGCTCCTGCTCAAACAACCAACCCAGTTACTAATCAAGTACCTGTTATGGCTAATGAAGGAACTTACTTAGATCCACTATCCATGACGGGTTTAGGTACAACAATTCAACCATTTACAAATTCTATGAACACAGAACAAACACAACCATATGCTACCTCACCTACATCTGTATCTTCTATGTATGGTATTCCAGGTGGATCTTACCTTTATCAAGGCCCAGGTTTACCTAAATCGCCTGAAGAAGGGTTTGGTAGAACCCCTCCAGTATGTGCCCCAGGTACAATCTATGATGAAGAGTCAGATAGCTGTGTACCAGAAGTAGAACCTGATGAACCTACAGAACCTAACCGTAACAACAATCTAGATGGTATCGGTGGTACTGAAATGTCTACACCTTACGTTGAAAAAGGTTGGAGGGTACAAGCCACTGAACAATTAGATTGGTCTAACCCAGAAGACTTTGATGCTTATATGAAAGAGCTAGCTAAACCTCAAGAAAAAGTAAGTGCTTTAGCTAAAGGTATAGGAGTCGGTGTTCCATTGTGGGGGGCAGGTTTAGTTGTTGCTCAAAAAATGGAAAGAAAAGCAACAGTAAATAAGATAAAAGCTATGGAAAATATAGCAAACTTAATTGGTGATACTGTATCAGCTGCATCTGCAGTTAAAGCTGGAGAATCTTATATGTCTGGTTTAACCGAATCTCAAAGAGAATATGCAGATACACAAAATGGTGAAGGTTATACTATAACACTAGTAAATCAAATCATGGGTAGAGGGTTTCTTGATGATATTGAAGGAACTAGAGGTAATGGTTTCCATAGTGTTGCTGATCTACAGAACATGCCTCAATCTAAAAAAGATGAACTTAAAGCAGCTATAGATGCAAATAACTCAAAACTTAGAAGTGAGATAGAAATAACTCCTACAACAAGTAAACGTAAGAAACGTTTTGTTTTTGATACTGCTAGCGGTAAGACTAAAGAAACAACAGAGCCTTATGTTCCAAAAGAATTTGGTTCATCTACTGCAGACATTAAAGGTGGCGGAGGCAGTGTTTATATAGCCCCACCAGCACCGAAGAAAAAGAAAAAGAAACCTGCATTCGATAATTCCAATTCACCAGGTAATCCAGCAAATTCAAAACCTACTTTTGATAATAAAGTTAAATATGATGCAGATATGTATAAAAAAGGTGGTTTAGTAAAAAGACCAAATAAAAAATAAATACCTATAAGGTATCCAAACAACGATAAGGCTACTCAGCAATACTGCTGACCCCAATATAAGGATAATGGATATGCCAGAATTAAATACTATAGAAACCCCGAAGACTGCAGGATTTGTAGATAGGGGTTACAACAATAATAAAAAACGTGCAGCTATGGAAGCTGAAGAAAAAGAGATAGAACGTCTAGAAGCAGAGGCTCGTGGTGAAACTGTTGAAGAAGAATCCGATAGCGAAGGATCTAAGGCAACCGAAGTATCGGATGCAAGTAGTTCCAAACAAGAAGAAGCCAAAGAGGAAGCCGAAGCATCGGAGTCTGATGAGGGGTTAAGTCGAGAAGAAAAATCCTTTAAGAAAAGATATGGTGATCTTCGTCGTCATATGTCTGAAAAAGAAAAAGACTGGCAAGAAAAGTTTGAAGACTTAGAAGCTCGTATGAAGGGTGAGAATATTATCCCACCTAAGTCTGATGAAGATATAGACGCATGGGCATCTGAACATCCTGATATTGCTGGTATAGTAGAGACTATAGCTGCTAAAAAAGCTCAACAGTTATTTAGCAAGGCTGAAGCAAGACTACAACAGCTAGACCAAATGAATGATGAGACTATGCGTAAGTCAGCAGAGGCTACTATCTTAGAGTCGCATTCAGATTTTATTACAATACGTGAATCAGATAGTTTTCATGACTGGGCAGAAGAACAACCTAAATGGGTTCAAGATGCTGTTTATGAAAATGCAGACGATCCTCGTTCTGTAGTTAGAGTTATTGACCTTTATAAGGTCGACAAAGGATTAACTAAAGAAGCTAAGAAAGCTAGTAAAAAAGCAGCAGCTTCTATGGTTAGTAGAACTTCGAAGACTAAAGTAGACGCTGATGAGGCTGGTGGACAAATCCGTGAGTCTGATGTAGCAAGAATGTCTAGTAAAGAATTTGAAGAAAACCAAGACAACATTAACCTCGCAATGCGTAATGGTAAATTTGTCTACGATATTTCAGGAAAAGCACGATAAGTGTTGACATTACGTTTATCTGAAGTATAACTATCGGCAGGAACAAGAGCCTCCCTTGTGGACTACCTCTCTTGCCTACAACCAATAAAACTTAAACTACAAATAAGAACTACCTGATTAAGTACAGGCCCGTTTAAATAATGGTTGGCCGACTGTTATTATAACGCACCCTAGAAAATCATCAGCCTCTTTGCTTTACGTTTAGTTTCTCTGAGTTGAGGTATGTACCTTTAACTCGTACTTACCTCTCTATCATAAGCCAAACATTCAAGGAGAATTATAATGGCATTTGCATCCGCAAGCGGATATACAAACTTACCGAATGGTAACTTTAGTTCCGTAATTTATTCTAAAAAAGTACAACTTGCATTCCGCAAGTCCACAGTTTGTGGCGACATAACTAACTCTGATTATTTCGGTGAAATTGCATCGCAAGGTGACACTGTAAAAATCATCAAAGAACCTGAGGTAAGCGTATCGTCTTATGCTCGTGGCACGACCATAGCTGCACAAGATTTAGCTGATGCTGATTTTTCACTTGTTGTAGATAAAGCAAACTATTTTGCATTTAAAATCGACGACATCGAAGAAGCACACTCCCATGTTAATTTCATGGACATGGCTACAAACCGAGCTGCTTTCCGCTTGGCTGATCAGCATGACCAAGAAGTATTGGGCTACTTAACTGGTTACAAGCAAGCTGCATTACATGCTAATGCAGGTACAGTAAACAACGTAGTGAATGGTACTAAAGCTAATACAGCTGCTGGTACAGACGAATTACTTGCAGCTAACAAGCTGAAAAAAGGTGACTTCGGAAACATTACTACAACTTCAGCTGGAGATCACGCAATTCCAGTTGCAGCACGTTTACCAGGAGCAACTGCTCTACCAACAGCATACGTATCACCAGCAATGTTGATAGCACGTATGGGTCGTTTGTTAGATCAGAACCAAGTAGACACTGCAGGTAGATGGCTGGTAATTGATCCTGTATTTATGGAAGTTCTTCGTGATGAAGATTCTCGCCTATTTAATGCAGACTTCGGTGAATCAGGTGGACTACGTAACGGTTTAGTCTTGAATAACTTCCACGGTTTCCGTGTATACACTTCAAGTAACTTACCTTCAGTAGGTACTGGTGCAGCTACAACAGGTACAGCTAACCAAAATGCTAACTACGGTGCTATCGTAGCTGGACATGACTCAGCTGTAGCAACTGCAGAACAAATCAACAAAACAGAAACATATCGTGACCCAGATTCATTCGCTGACATCTGCCGTGGTATGCATCTATACGGACGCAAGATCTTACGTCCAGAAGCGTTGATCACAGCTAAATATAACTTAGCTTAATAAATAACTTAAAGGGGCTGGCTTAGTGTTAGCCCCTTTATACACATTTAAAATCTCGTAGGAATTAAACATGGCGACCTATTTAAATTTAGTAAACGAATTACTTCGTCGTCTCAACGAGGTTGAAATAAGCGAAGAAGATTTTGGTACAACAAAAAATGTTCAGTCCTTAGCTAAAGATTCTATTAACTCTTCTATACGTGAAATACTACAAGAGGCTCAAGAGTGGCCCTTCACGTTAGTAACCTATGAACAAACATTATCAACAGGTACGAAGACTTACGATTTCCCTGCAGACTTTTCTAAAGCTGACTGGGAATCATTTTACTTAAAAAATACTAACACAACAGACCCAGGTGTATTAAGACCACTATCTTATGAACAATACATTTCATCTTTTAGAGTATCCGATGATACCTCTGGAGAAGCTGGTTACACCCTACCTATAAATATATACAAGACACAAGAAGAAAAATTTGGAGTAACTCCTATTCCTGATTTAGCTTATGTTGTTGAGTACAAATATTGGAAGTTCCCTGCAGACTTAGTATTAAGCACTGACGTTTGTGTAATACCTGATAGATTTAAGCATGTTATAATTGATGGTGCTATGATGTACCTTATGTACTTTAGATCTAATGATCAGTCAGCTCAGTTACACAAAGATAAACTTAAAACGGGTATTAAGTCTATGAGGAGACTTGTTGTAGATAGTAAAGACTCACTTTTATCTACTGTTATGTCAAAGAATACTAATGTTATAACTAAGAGTTTTGGCTAAATGGCAGATAATCTAAAAACATACTTATCGGTATGTGGTGGTGGTCTTATTAGTAATATAGATTCCTTAACACAAGCCTCTACTTTATCAGGTAGTGCAATACGTATGATAAATTATGAACCTGCTTTAGCAGGTGGATATCGTCGTATTAGTGGGTACTCTAATGACTATGGTACTGTACCAGGAACAGGAGCTGTATTAGGAGTAGCGATTAATGGAAATTTAGATGACGGAATATTTGCTTGTAGAAAACCTACTTCAGGACATGACTATTTATATAAGTGGCAGAACTCAAATAGTTCTTGGGTAGCTATACCAGAAGCTGGTAATCCTAATATGAATAATGTAGAAAGAATTAGATTCACTAGTTATAACTGGTCAGGAGAAGTAATACTTCTTACCGATGGAGTTAACCCAGCTTCTACTTATGATGGAACTAACTATCTTCAAGTAACTCATGCACAAGCTCCTAATGATCCTAAGTATTCAGAGGAGTTTGCTTCTCATGCTTTTTTATGCGGAGATTCAAGTGAGCCTTTTAATTTATTTTTTAGTGCACCTTTAAATGTTTTTGACTTTAGCCCTGCAAGTGGTGCTGGAGTTATTAATGTAGGGTATACAATAACAGCAATTAAAAAATTCCGTAATCAACTGTATATTTTTGGTGCTAATAATATAAAAAGATTAACAGGTAACAATGCGGCTAACTTTGTATTAGAAAATGTTACGTCTAATATGGGTTGCCTTGCTCCTGATTCTGTGATAGAGTTTGGTGGAGACTTATTGTTTTTAGGGCCAGATGGCATAAGGCCTATTTCAGGTACTGATAAAATTGGTGATGTTGAACTTGCTACCGTATCTAAAGAAATACAATCTATATTTGACAACTATTATTTATCAGAACAAATTACAGATATTAGTATTGTTGTTATAAGAAAGAAGTCCCAATTTAGATTTTTCTTTAAGAACGACTCCTCCTTATCTTTGATTGGAGGAATACGTAAAAGTCAAAACAAACAAAGTCTTTTTGAATATAGTCAGCTAATTGGCATGGAAGCTAATTGTGTTGATAGTGGATACATAGGTCAATTTGAACATGTAATACATGGAGATGGTTCAGGTAGGGTATTCAGACAAGAAAAGGGTAATAGCTTTAACGGACAAGATATATTTAGTTTATATCAAACTCCTTATTTTTACATGGAAGATCCTGAGATACGAAAGATAGTACATAAAGTTAATACTTACTTAAGGTCTGAAGGTGATACAGATGTAATAGTTGGGGTATCTTATGATTATGACGATATAAATACAGCTAATCCAACAGACTATGAGTTTAATACATCAGGGGCAGCTGCAATCTACAGTTTAGCTGTATATGGATCAGGTGGTATATATGACGGAAACCCTTCACCTAAAACACTTACGAATATATCAGGTTCAGGTAACTCTGTTTCTATAAGTTACGTTACAAACAACACAAATGCAAGTCATACTATACAGGCACTAGCCTTAACGTATGAGACAGCCGACAGGAGATAAAATTTTGGCAGGTTATGTAAGACAGTCTTCAGCAGACATAGTACCAACAGCTACACTACGTGCAGCTCCTATTAATGCTGAGTATAATAAACTCCGAGATGCTTTTGCTGTTTCAAGTGGACACAAGCATGATGGCTCAACAGGAGAAGGTGGATACATTCCACTTATCGGTGATGTTGATGCACTAAACAAAGTTGTTATAGATACATCTAACAATAGGGTCGGTGTCTTTGTAGAGGTAGCTTCAGCTACAGTTGAGCAAGTACGTTTCCAAGATGGTGTTATAACTCCAGTTATAACTAACGATATAGACTTAGGTACATCTAGTTTAGAATTTAAAGATTTGTATTTAGATGGTACTGCACATATAGATACATTAGATGTTGATGCTAATGGTGCTATTATAGGTTCTCTTACTGTAGGTGGTACATTAGGCGTTACAGGTGTAACTACTTTAAGTACAGCTACAATTAGTACTGTTAATGCTACAACTTTAAATGCTACAGGCACATCTACATTAACTAACGTAGACATTAATGCAGGTAATATAGATAATACAGTTATAGGTGCATCTACACAAGTAGCTGGTAGCTTTACTACAATTACCTCTTCAGGACAAGCTACATTAAATACTGTAGATATAAACGGAGGTAATGTAGATAATACTATTATTGGAGCAACAACTCCAAATACAATTACAGGTACAACTATTACAGGCTCAAGCATTGTAGGGCCACTTACAGGTAATGTAACAGGTAATACAGCCGGTGTTCATACAGGGGGTGTAACTGGTAATTTAACAGGTA